GCTTTAAGAAACGCTATGGTGATCTTCGTCGCCATTCACAACAACAAGCTTTGGCTTTGCAGAAACAAATTGACGAGTTGAAGCAACAGCTTACACAGTCTACCGAGCAACAGATCAAGCTGCCAACCAGCGAAGACGAACTGGCAACATGGGCAAAGAACTATCCAGACGTGGCAAAGATTGTTGAAACCATTGCCATCAAGAAAGCCAAAGAACAAACAGCAGCGCTTGATGAGCGCTTCAAAGCCTTGGACGAGCGAGACAAACTGACAGCACGAGAGAAGGCTGAACTTGAACTGTTGAAGCTGCATCCAGACTTTGACACCATCCGAGACACTGATGACTTCCACAACTGGGCAGACGAACAACCTGAATGGGTGCAAAAAGCTTTATACGAGAATGATACAGATGCTCGTTCTGCTGCTCGTGCCATTGATCTTTATAAGGTTGATCGCAACATTGGTAAAGCGAAACCGGAGAAGAAGACTTCTGGTGCAGCAGAGAGTGTCAACACCCGTGGTAGCCGATCTGCCCCGTCCGGTGAAGACACTGACGGTGTCATCTACGAATCGCAAGTGGCTAAGATGAGTTCTTTGCAGTATGAGAAGAACGTTGAAGCCATTCAGAAGGCTATGCAGACTGGTAAGTTTGTGTACGACTTGAGTGGTAATGCACGATAACAGTTGACACGGGCACAAAAAGTCTGATATAACTTTACTTAGAGCGAAAAGGGTAGCTCCCCTGATTGTGCCAACTCACAGTCTAGCTCTTTATCTGGTTGGAGATGTTATGAATGATATGAAGACTTGTCGCGTGTGCGGCGAGACTAAGTTGTTGAGTGAGTTTTACGGCAAAAGAAACGATTGTAAAGAGTGTACTAAACGTACTAGCGCTAGAAATAGAATAGGGTATGTCGCACTTCATGAACGTAGTATTGTTTCTAGGTTAAAGAACCTTTGCACGAAAGCAAAGCTTAGAACAAAAGAATTTAATCTTGTAGATCATGATCTTCTTGATCTGTGGGAAAAACAGAATGGTCAATGTGCTTACACAAAACTGCCGCTGCTTGCAACAGCCAACCAGTTTAATACCGTAAGTCTTGACAGGGTAGATAGCAGCAAGGGTTATGTTGTCGGTAACGTGCAACTTGTCTGTGCTGCTATCAATAAAATGAAGCAGGAGTATACAGAAGAACTGTTCCTACTACTGAGTCATCTTGTAACGCAAAACAACAAACTGTCAGAAACACCTGAAGTTTTGTTAGCCCGTTATTTTCCGTTGGGCACTTCGGAATAATAATGTACCTAGCGAAGTCAGCCTCTGTAGTAGTGTTAGCGTATTTAACTATATGCCAATATATCTATAGGAGATTTTAAAATGGCTTTTCCTTCCGCACCGGGTTATTCTAATCTGCCCAATGGTAACTTCAGTCCAGTTATTTATTCCAAGCAAGTACAACTTGCATTCCGTAAAGCTTCTACCGTTGAAGACATCACCAATAGCGACTACTTCGGTGAAATCGCTAACATGGGTGACAGCGTTAAGATCATCAAAGAACCTGAAGTGTCGGTGCAAGCCTACGCTCGTGGTACTCAGATCACTGCTCAAGACCTCGACGACGAAGACTTCACTCTGGTTGTTGATCAGGCTAACTACTACGCCTTCAAGATCGACGACATCGAAGCTGCTCACTCGCATGTGAACTTCATGCAGATGGCATCGGACCGCGCTGCCTATCGTCTGCGCGACAACTATGACCAAGACGTGTTGGCATATCTGTCGGGTTACGCTCAGTCTGCCAAGCATGTGAACGGCGACACCGCCCGTACCACTGCTCCCGGCACTAAGGCTATCGCCTCTGCTGGTGCTGACGAACTGTTGTCCACCATGAAGCTGAGCCGTCCCAACTTCAGCAACCTGACTAGCGCTGGTTCTGCTGGTGACTCTATCCCTCTCGCTCCACGTTTCCCCGGTGCTACTGGCGCTTCCACTACCACTGTGTCCCCTCTGACCGTGATTGCCCGTATGGGTCGTCTGTTGGATCAGCAGTTGGTTGACACTCAAGGTCGTTGGTTGGTCGTTGACCCCGTGTTCGTTGAGATGTTGAAGGACGAAGACAGCCGTCTGCTGAATGGTGACTTCGGTGGTTCCGGTCTGCAAAACGGCCTGATCCTGAACAACCTGCATGGCTTCCGTATCTATGTGTCGAACAACACACCTAAGATCGGTACTGGTCCCGGTACTTCCGGCACTTCTGCTCAGTCTAGCAACTTCGGCGTGATCGTCGCTGGTCACGACTCTGCTGTGGCAACTGCTCAACAGTTGACAAAGACTGAGACATATCGTGATCCCGACAGCTTCGCTGACATCGTTCGCGGTATGCACCTGTATGGTCGCAAAATCCTGCGTCCTGAAGGCATCGTGACTGCAAAGTACAACGTGGCCTGATGAAACAGGGGGGGCTCAAAAGGCTTCCCCGTTTAACCAACTCTTAAAGGAATCTCAAAATGTTTGTATCTCAATCTACCCGTCCATCCCCCATCTTGCTTGAGAAGGATGTGACTTTGGCTGCTACCTCTGGTACTGCTGTTGGTATCTCTGTTCCTGCTGGCACTACTGTGTTGGCTGCTGGTTTCCAGAACTACACCACTGTGCCTGACGTTACCACTTACACCTTGGACGTTACTGACGGCACCACTGTGTTCGCTAACGACTTGAACTTCGACAATACTGCTGCTAACACCAACAAGGGTGGTGTTGTTCCCGGCTTCATCGCTGCTGCTGACACCATCGACGTTGTCACCACTATCTCTGGTACACCCGGTGTTATCGCTGGTCGTGTTTGGGCTGTGGTTGTTGACTGCTCCAAGGCTGCTCCTTCGGCTGACGAAGTTGACCGCGACCAACTGGCTTAATCGCCCGTAACTCATGGGGTGGGTCGTCAAAGGCTCACCCCTTTCTTGCTTATAACTATGTCAACATACATCTCTTTAACAAATGAATTGCTGCGTAGAATTGGTGAAGTCATTATGGACTCTACCGATTTTAACAATGCTAGAAACGTCCAAGCTCTAGCCAAAATTGCCATCAACTCATCTGTTAGGGAATTGATGCATTCGGCTCAAGAGTGGCCTTTTGCTTTGTCTACTAAGACACAAACGCTTGCCACCGATGGTACAGCCACTTACGCTTTCCCTACCGATTTCTCTAGTGTTGATTGGGAATCGTTCTATCTCAAACAACTCACAGCCGCTAACAATCAGCCTAAGCGATTGCCTGTGCTGAGCTATACACAATACTTGGACACTGCTCGTCCCATCGAAGACCAAACAGGTGCTGGTGGTTATGGTGTTCCTGAAGCTGTCTATCAAACACAAAACGGTTTCTTCGGTGTGACACCAAAGTCTGATCAGGCTTATCAGATTGAGTATAAGTATTGGCGCTTTCCTGCCGACTTGGTTGAGGCCAATGACGAATGCATCGTACCTTCCCGATTCGACAGTGTTGTGATTGATGGTGCCATGACTTACATGATGCTGTATCGCTCTAATGAACAGAGCGCTGCTATTCATCGTGACAAGTTTGATAATGGCATTAAGACAATGCGCCGTCTGTTGTTGGATGAACCTCTCACTATGCGCTCGACAATGATTGTCAACGCATTGTCTTCACCGCGAGTGATGTAATGGCAGATCGCATTAATGGTTTCAAGGTCATCTCTATAGGTGGCCTTAACACAAACAAGGACGTGCTGACACAGGGTCAGAACGAACCCGGTTCTGCCTATTCTTTAATCAACTACGAACCATCAACGACTGGTGGTTATCGTCGTATTAGTGGTTATTCTAATAACTACGGCACTGTCCCCGGTACAGGTTCTGTGTTGGGTGTGATGATTTCGGAAGACTTGAACGACAACATCTTTGCTTGCCGTGCTCCTAGTTCTGGTACAGATTACTTCCACAAGTGGGTAGCGTCTACATCATCTTGGTCAGCCATTACCACACCCGGTAGTGTGACAATGACGGGTGTAAAGAAGGTTAGATTCGTTAAGTATAATTGGTCTGCTTCAAAGATATTGTTGACCGATGGTATCAACCCTGCCGCTGTTTATAACGGCACTACTTATACACAGATCACACACGCTAACGCTCCTAATTCTCCTAAGTATGCTGTTGCATATAAGAATCACATCTTCCTTGCTGGTGATCCTTCAGACCCGTTCAACCTCTACTTCTCTGCACCGCTTGCTGAAACTGACTACAACCCTGCCAATGGTGCGGGTGTCATCAACGTAGGCTTTGAGATTGTACAGATTAAACAGTTCCGTGATGTGTTGTACATCTTCGGTAAGAATGCTATTAAGAGTTTGACTGGCACAAGCATTGCAGACTTTGTCGTGTCTGAAGTGACTACTAACTTGGGCTGCGTTGTTCCTGACAGTGTCATTGAGATTGCCGGTAATCTGTTGTTTCTTGGACCAGACGGTTTCAGGCCCATTGCTGGTACTGCCAACATCGGTGACGTTCAGTTGGAGACTGTGTCTAAGAAGATTCAATTCACCATTAATGCAATCTTACAGGACGTTGTTGCTGAAGACATTGATGTTGAAACACTATCAAGTGTTGTCATCCGTAAGAAGTCTCAGTTCCGATTGTTCATTCCTGCTGAAGGCAACTTCAGTTTGTTAGGTGGCTTGCGTGAAAGCGCTGCTGGTATTGGTTTCGAGTTTAGCCAATTGTTTGGTATTCCTGCGACATGCGCTTCTAGTGGATATGTAGGTGCTGCTGAGTTTGTTATTCACGGTGATGCTACAGGTAAGGTTCATGCTCAAGAAAGCGGCACATCGTTTGATACCAATCCTATATTGTCTGTATATCAAACACCTTATTACTACTTTGAAGACCCTACTGTTCGTAAGAACTTCTACAGTGTCACCACTTTCCTTCGCGGTGAAGGTGCAAGTAACATTGCTTTAGCTGTATCTTATGACTTCGACGACTCTGTTGGTGTATTCAACCCTGCCAACTATGGTATAACAACGACAGGTGCAGCAGCTTATTACAACGAAGCTGTGTACGATGCTAACGCAATTTACGATGGTAACCCATCGCCAGTGGAGAAGACTAACATCTCTGGTTCCGGTTTCTCTATCGCTTTTAAATACGTGACTAATGATACGAATGCTAGTCACACAATTCAGGGCTTGGTCCTGAACTATGCAACTAATGACAGGAGATAATCTTGACTGGATATGTAAGACAATCTGCTGCTGACATCGTACCAACCGCTGTTGTACGTGCAGCACCAATCAACAACGAATTGAATGCTCTTCGTGACGCATTCGCACAAGCCACAGGTCACAAGCATGATGGTACAGCCGCTGAAGGACATTACATTCCTGTCATTGGTGATGCTGATGCCAAGAACAAAATCGCTGTAGACACAAGTAACAACCGTCATGGTGTGTTTGTTGAAGTGTCTGGCACATCCACTGAGCAAGTACGTTTCCAAGACGGTGCTATTGTGCCTGTCACAGACAACGACATTGACCTCGGTACAAGCTCCCTAGAATTTAAAGACCTGTACATTGATGGCACAGCAAACATTGATAGCTTGATTGCTGACACTGCTGACATCAATGCAGGCACTATTGACAACACTGTTATTGGAGCGACAACACCCGCTGCTGCTACAGTTACTAACCTGACGGTTAATAGCGCTGCAACCATTGCCTCTGCTGACATCAACGCCGGTACTATTGACGGTGCTGTAATTGGTGGATCTTCTGCACAAGCCATCACTGGTACTACAGTTACAGCCACTACAGGTTTTGTTGGTGGCTTGACAGGTGCTGTCACAGGTAACGTTACAGGAAACGTCACAGGTAATGTCACTGGCAACCTTACTGGTAACGTCACAGGTAACGTCACTGCTTCCTCTGGTTCTTCTACATTCAATGATGTGGTCATCAACGGTGGCTTGAACATGGATGCTTCTTCAGCAGCCACCATCACCAACCTGACCACACCCACTAACGCTGGTGATGCAGCCACTAAAGGCTACGTTGACACTGCTGATGCGTTGAAGGTTAATAAATCTGGCGACACTATGAGTGGTGTGCTGGCTATGGGCAACAACAAAATCACTGGTGTTGCTACTCCTACAAACACTGCTGACGCATCAACTAAAGGTTATGTTGATAGCTCGATTGCTGCGTTGCTTGATAGCGCTCCCGGTGCTCTTGATACGCTGAATGAGTTGGCTGCTGCTTTGGGTGATGATCCCAACTTCGCCACCACTGTAACTAACGAGATTGCTACAAAGGTTAGTAAGGCTGGTGACACCATGACTGGTGCGCTTGCAATGGGTGGTAACAAGATCACTGGCTTAGGCGCTCCTACATCGAACAATGATGCCGCTACAAAGACCTATGTCGATACTGCTGATGCTCTGAAGCTTAGCCTGTCTGGTGGCACTATGTCTGGTGCCATCGCTATGGGCACTAACAAGATTACTGGTGTCGGTGATCCTACATCCAACCAAGACGCTGCCACTAAGAAGTATGTTGACGATCAAGATGCTTTGAATTTGTTGAAGAGTGGCGGCACTATGTCTGGTGCCATTGCTATGGGCACTAACAAGATTACAGGCTTGGGTGATCCTACATCAAATCAAGACGCTGCAACAAAGAACTACATTGACGTATTGTTTGGATCGACAACGTCTGCTGCCGCTTCTGCTGCGGCTGCTGCCACCTCTGCCAGCAATGCTGCCACTAGCGCAAGCGCTGCATCCACCTCAGCAAGCAATGCTTCTACATCAGAAACCAATGCTGCTGCTAGTGCTACGTCAGCCGCTGCAAGTTATGACAGCTTTGATGATCGTTACCTTGGTCCTAAATCATCTACTCCAACAGTAGATAATGACGGTAATGCTTTGCTGACTGGTGCTTTGTATTTT